AAGCCCCGTTCTAGTTTTTTGCTGGAGCGGGGTTTTTTGTTGCCCGGATTACTAATTACCGGTAGGGGTATTATAATATGTCAGCACCAACTTTAAGACCAGACAGCAACACAAGTGAATCGGTCTTACCCGTTACTGGGACGCTTACAAACGTAGACTCCACAGCAAATCCTTTACCATTTGGCATCTACACAAGACACATTCAGCCAGAACACGGAGAACAGTCCGGACAAGATTTCATTTCAGGCGCCGTTGATCAGGTCGCACATGTCTACAAGAAACTTGGTGGCGATGTCCTCGATGTTGAGATAACCGAATATCAGGTCTATGCGGCTTATGAGGAGGCGGTTCTTGAATACTCCTACATCGTCAACCTCCATCAGGCGAAGAACATTCTTGGTAGCGCTCTAGGCGCCACAACTGGCTCCTTCGATCACGATGGCGAACTTGTGGCCGGCGCCCTGTCGGGTACGTTGTCTGCAGATCCGGGCCCCACACGAATTGAATTAACATATCCGAAATATGATTTCTCCTACACAAAACGAGTAGCGAGTAGAATGTCGACAGAGGCAGGAATCGGCGGAGACATCTCAATTTACTCAGCTTCCGTCGACAAAGTGAATGAACAACAGGATTATGACTTGCAGGCACTAATTTATAGTGGATCTATATCAAATAGTGATCTTCCGTACTATGGCAAGTTAAAAGATTCTGATGATGCAAAAAAAAACCTGACCATTAGAAAAGTATATTACAAGACGCCTCACGCAATGTGGAGATTTTTTGGATACTATGGCGGGGTCAACGCGATGGGCAACTTGGGAACATATGGCCAGTGGGCCGATGATTCAACTTGGGAAGTTATTCCTGTGTGGCAAAATAAGGCCCAGGCGATTCTCTATGAGGACCATATCAACACCAGAACCTCACACTATTCATATGAAATCAAAAACAACAGGCTAAGACTCTTCCCCCAGCCCAACACCTACAGCCCAGATAAGTGGTGGGTTGAATTTACCATCGATGAAGATGCTTGGGTTGAGGATGATGATAGAAAAGTGGGTGTCGATGGTGTCAACAACATGAACACCCTGCCGTTCGCCAATATTCCATACAACAACATCAACTCCATTGGTAAGCAGTGGATTAGAAGGTTTTCCTTGGCATTGAGTAAGGAAATGTTGGGTTATGTTCGCGGAAAGTTCTCCACAATCCCAATTCCGGGAGAGTCCGTAACCCTGAACGCCTCTGATTTACTCAGTCAGGGAAAAGAAGAGCAGGATAAATTGAGAGAGGAGTTGAAGACAATTCTCGATGAGCTTACATATCACAAGTTGGCTGAACAGGATGCCGCCATCGCGGAATCCGTTGGAAAGACACTACAGGGCACACCGGTGCCAATCTTCGTGGGATAAATTAGATGGCAGACAACAAATGGCAACAACCTGATGCACCACCTCCCCCGCTTTTTATCGGAGAGAAGGAGAGAAATCTCGTAAAACAGATAAATGATGAACTCATTGAAAGGGTCATCGGTCAGCAGATTGTATATTACCCAATAAGCTTGGAATCCACCAATTTTCACCCACTTTATGGTGAGGCAATCAACAAGACATTCTTACCCCCAGTCAGAGTTTATGCTCTGGTCGAGTGGGAAGGAGAAACAACCACGACTTCGCCTGTAATTGACAAGAGATCGTCCATATCAGTCCATTTTCACAAGCGCCGCCTCGTCGAGGATCAGGATTTATTCGTGAGAGAGGGTGATTTTATTTATTATGGCTCTTTTTATTATGAGATCGTGACGCTGAACCAGCCCAAGCAGCTATTCGGCCAAATTGACCACAAAATGGAAATCTCAGCCAAGTGCATCAGGTCCAGAAAGGGTCTTTTCAACGGAAAATAGGAGGCGCGAGACATGGTTGACATTAAAGAAGAAATTCACATCCTCGCGTCCAACATTGAGACCATTGATTTTGCCCTATACGACCATATTAACGATCGTTTTAACCTCCATGCGAACACGAACGAGGGTTGGGACAAGGTTCCGGTTGTCTGGGTCACCGCAGAGCGAGCATATCAGATCAAACACGACAAGGGAATGCGAGATCTCGAAGGTGCGTTGAATCTTCCCATTGTTTTCGTTGAAAGAACGTCGATGACAAAGGATCCCGGTAAAAAAGGAGCATTTCAGGCAAATATTCCCCCCGCGATGCTCCAAAAAGAGTATGATGTTCAAGGTGGGTCCATTGTGGTTGCGAGAAAGATCCAACAGAAGAAAACGTCGGAGTTTGCCAATGCAGACTCTAAAAGGCGCGCCAACAGATCTGTAAAACCAAATTTTGTGCGAAAAAAGAATGAAAAAGTGGTTTATGAGACGGTTTCGATCCCACAGCCCGTGTATATTTACACATCATACACAATCACACTAAGAACACAATATCAGCAGCAGATGAATGACCTCATTCAGCCTTTCATCACCAGACCGGGAAATATCAACAACATATCTCTTACAAGAGACGGCCATTTCTATGAGGCTTTTGTTGACACGTCTTTCAGCACTGATAGCACCGCCGACATGGGCGAAGAAGAGAGAAAATACGAGACAAAAATCACAATCAACGTGATTGGATATTTGATTGGAGATGGGGCGAATTCCAAGGGCCCAAAAATCTCAATTCGTGAAAATGCTGTCGAAGTAAAGATGCCCCGAGAGAGAGTGATTGTTGGGGACATTCCAGACTACATTGATTCCGACGAAGGCAAACGCGGAGTCGATGGCGGATATCGAGATTAATTTTTACCTTTGCCCCATTCCTACACTATTTATTAGAGAAATATTCCCGCTTATTTTCATGGTCATATGAATAGGAGAGCAACATAATGTCAGTTAAACAGTTCAAATTTGTCTCACCCGGCATCTTTATCAACGAAATCGATCGATCAGCCACAGCAGAAACACCCGGCGCCATCGGCCCGGTAATTATTGGTCGAACCCAGCGAGGCCCAGCTTTTAGGCCCACACAAATCGAAAGCTTTTCAGATTACTTGCAGGTTTTTGGAGAGCCCGTCCCCGGCGGAGGAAGTGATGATCAGTGGCGCAACGGTGTTCCGATTGCCCCGACCTACGCCTCATATGCTGCACAGGCATACTTGAGAAACAATGGACCGGTTACGGTCGTCAACGTTCTGGGGTCAGCTTCCCCAGGCGCCACAACATCCGGAAAAGCCGGCTGGAAAGTTGGTACCGCTTCAACCACAATGGGAGAGAACTCCGATGGAGGAGCTTACGGACTGTTTTTGTTTAGCTCAGGCACAGCCGGCGACACCCCGGGCGTGACATCTGTCACGGGTACCTTGGCTGCGGTCTGGTACTGTACTGAGGGGTGTATTGCCCTTTCCGGTAACCTCAGAGGTACCGAAGAAGCCATGAGCGGAACGTCTGTCATGATCGATTCAGATTCGAGTGGCCTGTTTACAACGGTTGTAAAGGACTCATCCAACGACACATTACAGAAAAGCACATTCAGCTTCAACGCAGATGATGATCGATACATCAGAAAGGTTTTCAACACGGATCCGACATCGACAAACACGGGTATCACTGTTGATGATGCTGAGAAGAAGTTCTGGCTCGGACAGTCATACGACCGCGCCGCTCTTGACAATATAACAGAGCAAGAGGCCGGCGGAACGTCAGGGATGATCTTGGGTCTTCACGACGGTACATACACCGGTGCAGATTTCCGCCTTTCATCACGCCCCGCGCAGTCAGGCTGGGTCATTTCCCAGGATATGCGATCTACAGCCGGCGAAACCGGCGCGGGCCTAAATGATCTAAATGCTCAGTCATTTGATCCGGAGGGTACCGATGTAACAAAGCTTTTCAAGCTCCATACACTTTCGGATGGTGACTGGGAGCAGAGAAACCTCAAGGTCTCCGTCGATAAGATCAAGGCTTCACCGAACAATATCAACAAGTATGGAACGTTCTCAGTTGTTCTTCGTAGAATCGAAGACAACGATAAGAACGTTGTGGTTGTTGAGAGATATGACAACTTGAATCTCAACCCGAACTCTTCAGATTACATTGCGGCCAGAATTGGTGATGCTTACGCCACGTGGGACAATGACAGAAGAAGACTGCAGGATTACGGCACATACGCCAACCAGTCCAAGTTCGTTCGCGTCGAGATGAACAACAATGTGGACACTGGCCAAGCTGACCCCGAACTTCTACCGTTTGGCTTCCACGGCCCGATTGTTCACGGTTCATTTACGCTTGATTCTACGTCAACATCAGCCGAACTGACCGATGCGATTGACATCGACGGCGCCGTCAATACCCACTCATTTACTATAAATGTCCCCGTCGCCGCCGGCGGAGCCGGCATTGACCATGAGTTCAAGTGGGTCAGCGACCCCACTGCTGTCGCCGCGTTGACCGACGATACTACCGATTTTGGAATTCACGTCGCGTCCGATGCGGCCGAAAGGACCGCTACCATCAATGCCATTAATGGAGTTGCAAACAGCATCGTAGGTTACGCCGGAGGTGCAGTGAACACATTCCTTGCTGGCGGCGTGGTTGGTATCACAGCTTCCCCCGGCTCCACCGCGACCAAGATCACTCTAACTATGGACGCCGGCGGAACAAAAGGAAATGTGTCCTCCGTCCTCACAGAAGGCGCCGTTGGGTTCGATGGGGCTCTCCTTCTTGAATCGACTTTTACCGGAGGTACCGACGAAGCAGCGGATCTCTCCTATGCAACTCTTGCTGGCTCCTCCTTTGTTGTCGGTGGATCCAACATTGTGAACAACTTCACAGGTTCCGCGAACACTGTAAACATCGTCATGCTCGGCCAAGAGCACGAGGCTGACCTCGCTTCCGGTTCTTCCCTCCATGCACAGTTTGACTTCCCGTCACATCAACTGCGCGCAAACTCCAAGCAAGGCACTCCGAGAAACCACCTGGAGGCCTACTGGGGTATTGACACAACGCGCTCCGGAACAGAGGCCACGGCTTTTGATCGAAGCAACATCGATTTGGCACATGCCCTCCCGGCGAACATCGCCACCTCTTTTGCTGCTGGAAGCAACCAGACTACATCATATGTCTTCACACTTGACAACCTGAGTGGATCCAAGGAAGCACCCAGTACGTCAGATGGTACTAGCGGACACACTAGCAAGTTTACACACGTGTCTGGCTCCCGTGCCAACGGAGACTCAATTACTGCGATGAGCGGTACATACAGAGATCTCTTGAAGCACTTCGAAGACGTCGGTGGTGCGAGATTCACCATGCCTCTCTTCGGAGGATTTCAAGGATTGGACATTACAG